TTACTATTATAGATAGTGACGGAACAGCATCGGGCACAGACGGAACTGTAGTTGGCTCAATTTCATTACCTGCTGGTTCAGTACAAATTATACAAAAAGATGCAGACCAGTTTATTAAGGCTAGTGTAACAAATGCGCAGTATACACCGGTTGCTAGGTCAAGTTATTAAGGAAAACAAATGAAACTAATTTGCGAAGTAAATGAAGAAATAGAAACTCTGGTTGAATCAGAGGGAGACAAAAAAGGTTATTTCATTAAAGGTGTTTTCCTTCAAGCAGAACAGAAAAACAGAAATGGTCGCATATACCCTATGGAGACTATGGCGAAAGAAGTTGATCGTTATAGTAACCAATACATTAAAACAAATAGGGCTTTTGGCGAACTAGGTCATCCAGATGGACCCACGATTAATCTGGAAAGGGTATCGCACATGATTAAAGAGTTGAAGCAGGATGGACCCAATTTTACGGGTAAGGCGAAAATCATGGAAACTCCCTACGGGAAAATTGTTAAGAACCTAATTGACGAAGGTGCGAAGTTAGGTGTAAGTTCCAGAGGAATGGGTTCTCTGAAAACTACAGGTGGAGCACAAATTGTGCAAAACGATTTTCATCTTGCAACGGCTGGTGATATTGTTGCAGATCCTTCCGCCCCCATGGCTTTCGTAGAAGGCATCATGGAAGGTAAGGAATGGGTTTGGGATAACGGTATTTTAAAAGAAGCTGAAGTACAAGAAATTAAAAACGTTATAGTTAAAGAATTTGCTAAGAAAACGAGGGACGAATCGGTTTACGCTGAGTCTTTTGAAAAGTTTTTATCAAAGCTTTAATTTTATAAATATATACAGTAACTAAAAATTCATAGGAGATTGTAAATGTCTGAACAAGAAACTGTCCAAAAACAGCAGTCTCTTGCCAATAGTGTGAACGAACTAGAGACTTTAGCTCAACAAGCATTGGAATTAGATGGCGAGGCAAGGGAAGAGCTCGTTGAACAGATTAAAACACGATGCGAAGAAGAGGGTCTGTCTTCCCAAGAAACTGATGAGCTATTGGAAGAGATAGGTCTTGTTCAGGAAGCACGAGTGGTACAAGAGGCTGATAATAAACCTAAAGCTGGCAAGGGCGAATCTGCTGAAAAAGTAGATGGCGACCATGGTAAAGAACAACCTGATCCAAATCAAGTAAAAGGATCTGGTACAGCTATGGGCAACCCAGTTAAGGGAAAAGCAAAATGGAGCGATAAGGGTGAATCAATGGAAAAGGTAAAAGAAGATTCCTTACCTAAAACAAAAGCCGGTATGATGGCTGCTGTTTATGAGAGATTAGGAAAACTGAAGAAAGATCAGATTTCTTCTAATTACGAATCCATTCTAAAATCCTTAGATGTAGTAACAGAAGGCACAGAAGAGTCTACTGATACAAAACCAATTGATGTCGCTGATGATATCAACGCATTAACCGAAGGCGAAGAGCTTTCTGATACATTCAAAGAAAAAGCAAGTACTATCTTTGAAGCCGCGGTGCAAGCTAAAGTAAATTCAGTAATAATTGAAAGAGAGCAAGAACTTGAAGAACAAATGACAGTTCAGCTTTCTGAAGAGATTGACGAATATAAAGAAGAGCTAGTTAATAAGGTAGATAGCTATCTTAACTATGTTTCTGAAGAATGGGTCAAGGAAAATAAACTTGCCATTGAAAAAGGAATCCGCACAGAATTAACAGAAGGATTCTTAGTTGGTCTTAAAAATCTATTTACTGAACATTACATTACAATCCCGGAAGAGAAAGTTGATGTTGTGGACGATCTATTTACAAAAGTAGAAGGTCTTGAAGAGCAACTCAACGGTCAAATTCAGAAAAATGTAGAAGTTCAATCAGAACTTACTAAGTTTAAAAAAGAAAAGGTCTTAGGCACTATTACAAAAGACTTGACGGAAACCCAAAAAGAAAAAGTAGCAGATTTAGCTGAAAATGTTGATGCTGAAGACGCAGAGGACTTTGAACAGAAGGTTGAAGTACTGAAGGAAAATTATTTTCCATCGGAAGACAAAAAAGTCGCAATGGTCGAAGACATAGAATCATCAAATGATGATGAATCCAATCCCACTCATTTACAAGAGGGAATGGATAAATACATGTCGGCTATTTCACGACAAGTTAGATAATAATAACAACTTTTTTTAGTAGTTTATAATAAAACATTTAGGAGATTAATAATGTTTTTATCCGAAAATTTACAAGAGAAGTGGGGTCCTGTTCTTGACCATCCTGATCTTCCTCAAATCAAAGACTCTTACCGAAAAGCTGTTACAGCAGTTCTGTTAGAGAATGAGGAGAAGTCGATCCAGGAAGAAGGCGGTTCTTCACTTTTATTTGAGAGCTCTCCTACGAACGCTGTTGGTGCCGGTATGGGTACTACAGCTGGAAATATCAAGGGTTATGACCCAGTACTTATTTCTTTAGTTCGCAGAAGTATGCCTCTCTTAATCGCATACGATGTTTGTGGTGTTCAACCTATGACAGGTCCGACTGGCTTAATTTTCGCCATGAAGTCCCGTTATGCAAGCCAGACTGGTTCAGAAGCACTTTTCAGTGAGTCTGATTCCGGAGTATCTGGATTGAAAGCTGGTGGAACTTCCGCTCACACATCAAATGGTAACCCCGCGGCTGCCTCATCTAGTTCACTTGCATATCTCCCAGGTCGTGGAATGACTACGACTACGGGTGAAGCACTTGGCGATTCAGCTTCCAATGCTTTCGCAGAAATGGCCTTCTCAATTGATAAGGTAACTGTTACAGCGAAAACACGTGCTCTCAAAGGTGAGTACACGATGGAATTGGCACAAGACTTAAAAGCAATTCATGGTCTTGATGCTGAAACTGAACTTTCAAATATTTTGAGTTCAGAGATTCTGTCGGAGATTAACCGCGAAGTTATCCGAACAATTTACGGTAACGCCAAAACTGGTGCCCAAACCAACGTAGCCTCCGCCGGTACATTCGATATGGATGTCGATTCAAACGGTCGCTGGATGGTTGAGAAATTTAAGGGTCTCATGTTCCAGATTGAGCGCGAAGCTAATGCAATCGGGCACGACACACGTAGAGGAAAAGGGAATATCCTTATGACTTCTTCGGATGTTGCTTCCGCACTGCAAATGGCAGGAGTGCTTGATTATCAATCTGCCGTTCCAGGTGGATCGTTGAATGTTGATGATACACAATCAACTTTTGCTGGTACTCTTAATGGTCGTTACAAAGTATATGTTGATCCATATGCAACTATTCAAGACACAAACTGGTTTGTGATTGGATATAAAGGTTCGTCAGCTTATGACGCAGGACTTTTCTACTGCCCATACGTTCCAC